CGCGGATCCACCCCGGCCACGGATCCACACGGACCACGGATCCACCCCGGCCACGGATCCACCCTGGCCGCGGATCCACCCTGGCCGCGGATCCACCCTGGCCGCGGATCCACACGGACCACGGATCCACCCCGGCCACGGATCCACACGGACCGCGGATCCACACGGACCACGAAAAAAAACCCCGCACGCATCGCGCGCGGGGTTTTTTTGTTACCGTTAAATAGTGATATCTCTCCATGCGTCGCGGGTGGTCATGTAAAGCGATCTCGGATCCATGCCAGCAAACAGGCAGCGCCAAACAAGCGGGAAAGGCTCGCCGGACCTGTTTAGGCGGTTTGAATAGTACCAGGCGCCGACCATGTAAAATAAAAGGCAATGCCGGCGCCGGTTTTCCACCGGCACCGGTCGCGCGTTTCGCGTTTCGCGTTTCATCGGGCTGCCTCCTTTCCTGCAATCACAAAGCCCGACTCATCGCCCTTTGCATCGCCCTTTGCGCGAAGGCCGATGACCACCCCGCGGCCATGTTCAAAAATTGCGTCGTGTTCGTCACCGTCTACCACCGGCCGGCCGCCCCATGACTTGGGAAGCGGCGCGCCTTTCTTTACAGCAAAGACCGCGGCCACGGATCCGCCCGCCCGCATGACGCGCGCGACACCGTCGGCGTTGCACTCAGACCGGGAAAATGCAATAAAGTAATTCGCCGGCATTTCGCCCTTTGCGTTCGCGATCGCGCGCGCGGGGTTTTTGGTGTAATCGTAAAAAACTACCTCAGGGAATCGCGACATGAGCGAAGCACCGACCTGGCCGCCTAGGTTTTCCCAAGGCAGGTCGCTGGTGCCATTAAGGCGGACCACCGGTGACAAACCGAGCCGTTCGGCTTTTCTTACCAGCGCCTGGATATCGGCCGCCAGGGTTTCAATAAAGGCGGCCGGATCCGAGAAAAATAAGCGTGTTTTCGCAATGCGGGCGCGCTGTACATTGGAAAACTTTCCCATGCCGGCAGTATAAAGGCAAGCAGCCAGGCAGCCCGGCGATGCATGCGGACAGATATTTCGGCCGCCCGCCTGTTTGGCCGGCGCCAAATATAAGATGCCAGTCAGATATCCTAATTTTTCACCCTTCGATGTCTTTGCGTTATCTACAGTCAACAATTGCATTTTTTGTATTTTCTAACGTTTCCCGGTGTACCACCGGGCAGGGCGTCGCGTCGTGCGACTAGGCAAAAAATAGCAAGGGCGCGAAGCTTTGCAACAATTAATTTAAAATTAAATTAAACAGGCGCGCGGATCCACCCCGCTGCCGATTTCCTGGCATGCGGTCCGGCGCCGGCGATGACCACCCGACCACCCCGCGGCCGGCGCTCGGGCGTGATCGGCGCCGGGCTCGGGCTCGGGCGGATCCACCCGACCACCCGACCACCCGACCACCCGACCACCCCGCGGCCGGCATGTCGCACGGCGCCGGGTGGCTGCCGGGTCATTCAAGCGCCGCCAGGCGAGCGCCGGCAGGCAATGCCAGGCGATGCCGGCGAGGCACAAGGAATCTCTTGACCGGCGCCCCTATGCGGCGCGGCTCGGGGGACCCACCTTGTAAAACTGTGCATATTTTGTTTTCAACCTTGCACGGTTGATCAGTTGACGCGGCTGGCTAGGCATGCCGCCAAGCCCCGAGAATGCTAAGAAGATACTGGAAATGGACTTCGCCCAGATCGAAAAGAAGGCCAAGTCAGGAAAGAAACTAACAAGAGGCGAGCGCGCCCTGCTTCAGTCGATGAGCCAAGGTGGTGAGGAGTCTGCCGATTCAAGGCATGAGGCATCGAGCTGGCTTGAGTTGGCGGAAATTCTGGGTGTGACCACCGAAACGATTCGGCAGTGGAGAAAAATCCCGGATTGCCCGAAGGAATCATCGAACAGGACGCACGATGTGATCGCATGGAGGCAATTCGTGAAGGCACGCGGACTTCGCGGGAATACCGGCGAATTGGAATTTAACGAAACCCAGCTTCGCGGCAGAAAATTGTTAGCAGAGGTCGAGGAGCGGGAGCTTCGAGTGGCGGTGAAGAGGGGATTTTATGTCACCATGGAGGCTGTTAGGGAGAGATGGACCTACCATGTTGCTCAAGCGCATGCGGTTTTCCGCAACAAGTTAGAGAATGAGCTTCCGCCATTATTGGTTGGGCTCGATGCGGTAGACATACGAAAGGAAATGGTAAAGGTCGTGGATGAGATCACGGCCACATTAAGGCGCGGAGATTACCCGAAAGAGAAAGATCCTGATGATTCAAGCACCACCAACAACGCCCCAAGAAAAAGCAGAGCTGGACGAAAAGTTCCTGCACGGGTGGCCTAATCAAGATCGCCGGCCGCCATGGCAGTGGTGCGAGGAATATGTGGAGTCGATTCCGTATTCTCCAGTACCCGGCGGGTTCAAATCTGGCAATTCGCCATGGATTCGTGAGCCATTGGAGGCGCTGGCCGATCCGTCGGTATCGCTGGTTTCGATCATCGCTGCGATTCAGGCAGGCAAAACCATGACGGCAGAGCTTGGTTCGTGCTGGATTGCGTCCAATGCGCCCGGACCGATGCTCTGGCTCGACCAGACCGATGCCGACGCCAAGGACCAGATGGAAAACCGTCTGCAAGTGCTATGGAAACAATGCGGTCCAGTTCGGGAAATTTTGCCGCGCCATCAAGGCGCAGAGCGTCACAAGCTGAAAAGAAATTCGGTTTCTTTCCTCAACGGCATGACCGGCTGGGTGCTGGGCGCTCACTCCAAGACCAACCTTCAACGCCGCTCGATCCGCTGGCTGATCGGTGATGAGACATGGCGCTGGCCATCGGGTCACATGGCCGAGGCCGAGGCGCGGGTCACTGCCTTCGGGTGGTTGGGAAAAAGGTTCTTCGTGTCGCAGGCCGGCGAGACCGATGACGACACCGATCGGAAATTCAAATCGACCGACCAGCGCGAGTGGTGTTGGCGCTGTCCAAGTTGCGGGACGACGCAGCCTTGGAGGTGGGAGAACATCGAGTGGAGCAAGGACGCCAAACTTGATGATGGTGGGTGGGATTTTGAAAGGGTGCGCGAGACCACCGAAATGTTCTGCGAGTGTGGAAAACGATTTCAAGATGCCGATCGATCACGCCGAGAGCTGAACGACCCTCGTAACGGCGCGCGTTATGTCGTGCAAAATCCCGGAGCGGCTAAATCGAATGTTGGTTTTCACTGGAACGGGTTATGCGCTGGATCATGGGGCAACCTCGCCGAGATTTACCTCCGGGCGAAGGCGTCAGCAAGGTACGGCGACATCGATCAGTTGAAAATCTTCTGGCAGAAGCGACTAGCTCTCCCATTCACGGAATACACCGAGGATTTCTCGATCAAGCCGACTGATAGCGGGTATGCCAGAGGCGAATTACTCTGGGGCAAGGAAGGCGCGATCATCGCTGGCAAGATCCGCCTGCCCGATGAGGATGATGAACCTCCGGTGCGGCTGCGCGTGATGACCGTCGATGTTCAGATGGATCACTTTTGGTGGTTGATCACCCAATGGAGCCCCGATGGATCCAGTCGCCGGATCGACTGGGGCACAGCTCACACTTGGGAAGAGTTGCAGGAAAAGCAGGAAAAATACGGCGTTTCGTCCTCATTGGTTGGCGTCGATGCCGGTTTCAATAGCTACGAGGTCTATCAGCGATGCGCCGAGCATGGCTGGGTGGCGCTGATGGGTGACCGCAAGGCGACATGGACTCACCGACTCAAGCAACGCCTCGGTGTCGGCGTCCGGGTTAAGTCATTGGAGAGATTTTACTCGCCCAAGAGGTCAATTCATGTCGCCGCCGGCAAGACCGCTCAGATGTTTTATTGGAGTAACCTCAACATCAAGGACGCGATGGCTCGGATTCGGCGCAATCAAGATCCAGCGCGCGGTCCAACATGGGAGGTTCCTACCGACGCCTTCACCGAGGCGGACAACGACGAAAAGAAGATCGCCTACCTGAGCCAACTGGAATCCGAGATGCGGATCAAGGATGGCGACCGCTGGCAATGGACGCGGATCCAAAAGCGACCGAACCACCTTCTCGACTGCGAGGCGATGGCGACGGTGTTTGCCTTCATGTTGAAGATTTTGGGCCGCGAGACTGAGCAGGAAGCCGCCGAAGATTGACAACTTGTCAGAGGGCATGGCGGCCCTCGACATGACGACAGGTTTTTCCACCGAAGAGGTGGTCGAGATCCTCGAAGAGAACAAAAAGACACTCAAGAAGCTGATGATCAGCTTCCAAGAGTCTGGATCGCAGATCACTTACAAGCGCCTCGATGATACAAAAGAGATCATCGCGGCTTGCCAGCACGCACTCCGCAAGCTCGACCCGATCACCTACGGCAAGACCCGCCGCACCTGTCAGTCAACTGCCGGTATTTTCTAACATGAACCTGCTGCAAAAAATCA